CTTCCGCGGAGCCGCCGGCTTGACCTTCCCCTTCCTGGCCGTGAAGAGCGTCTCGGCTGTTGCTTGATGAATGACCGGGGCCATATGGCCCCGGATTTCCTTTGGAGGTAGCGATGAACGTGAAATTCAAGTTTCCGAATGGCCATGTTGGCGTGCTGACCGAAGAAGTCGCCGAAGTGCTTGAAGGTCGTGGCCAGGGAGAGATTCTCGACCTGGCCGAAGGCGAGCTCAAGTTTGACGGAAACAATGATCTGCCGCGTGTCGGGAAGGCGGCCAAGAAGTGAGCAGCGGCGTGCTCTACCGGGTAGCAGTCCAGGAGATCAACATTGCCGGCCGTGGCCGGCTGGTTGAAGGCTTCTTGAACGAGGACCAGGTCGAATCGTTGCAGGACGTGCTGCCTGAGCTGCTGAGCAGTGGCCAGGTGGTTCAGGAAGATATCGCCCCTGCTCAGAAGGCTTCGGCGAAATGAGCTTCCTTGGGAACCTTGAGGCAGACAACCTGCTGGCGATCGAAGGCGACTTGGCCCATGACCTCGTGTTGACTCCCCCCCAGCCTGGGGCACCGATTGTGTGCCGCGGGCTGTTTGACGCGACGGACATGAGCAAAGACCCGATGTCCGGTGGTCTGCTGGTTCCCATGGGAAAGGCCTCGGTGACGGTTCGTACGGGTCGTATCGCTGGGCTGACCATCGATGACACCTGGATCGTGACGGTGAAGCTGGACGGAGTGACGGTGTACAGGGGTATTCCCCTGATTCCCCGGGTGGACCACACGAACGGCGTGACGCTCATTGAGCTGAAGGCGGCCGTGTGAGTCATCCTCTGTGCCCTGTGCCTATGGACTCGGTGCTCGTGACTTACTGCGGGGCTACGCTGGCGGCCTACTCGACTGCCCAGGAGGCACTGCAGGCCGGGACGAAGTTCTACGTGCGGACGAACCAGATTCGTCCCTACACGCAGAAGCTGTTCCCGCTGGTGAATGTGTGGGCTGCGGATCCGGCCAACCCGGGCGAGTTGACCAAGAAAGGCGGCGTCGAAGGCGCTGCCATTCACTTTGACCTGTACGTGAAGATTTCCGCTGAGGCGGCGCAGCGCGTTTCCGGTGAGGATCAGAACGACCAGATCAGCCTGGTGAGGCTGTACTACCTACGCGAGCAGGTGAAGCGGTGCATCACTGACCTGGCGGGCTACGACTTCGGGCAGGCGGTTGGCGCGGTGACTTTGAAGCCTGCCCCTATCTGGAAACTTTACTTGAACGAACATGGCTTCCCCGATGAAACGCTGGTGGCGGGGCGGCTGACTTTCGAGGCGAGCTACGCCTGGAAGCCTGACAACAGCAGGGACTTTGTCCCGTATCAACAGTCAACAGTCAACACCGGATCGTGGTCCGGCATCTGGACATAAGGAGCGACGACGTGAACTTCGACAACGTCCCCGCGAATGCGGCGGCTTCGGCAGTCTTCATCGAAAGCCGGGCCAAGAAAATCGGATACGGGGGTCTTTTGATCCCCATGCGCATTGTGCTCATCGGCCAGTACAACCTGGGCAAAACCCCGACCGTGAACGTGCCCGTCAACCTGACGGATGCGGACGCGGCCGCAGCGCTTTACGGCTTCGGCAGTGAGCTGCACCTGATGGCCAAGTCGGCCTTCAAGATGGCTGGCATTGTGCCCATCGATGCCATTCCTGTGTCTCCCGGAACGACTGCCGCTACTGGTACCTTTACGGTGACCGGACCGGCCACCAGTGCCGGGACAATCGCCCTCTACGTGGGTGGTCAGCGCATCTCGGTCGCAGTTGCGTCTGGTGACAGCGCGAACACTATTGCGGCCGCGATCAATGCTGCGATCAACGCTGCGACCGGTCTCCCTGCGACCGCAGGCGTCGCGACCAACGTTGTGACGGCTACCAGCCGCTACAAGGGCGTTGTGGCCAACGGCATCAGCCTGGGTCAGGACCTGTCGAGCGGTGATGCGGCTGGCGAGCCTCTGGGCGTCACCATCGCGATCGCGGCTATGGCTGGCGGTGCGACCAACCCGGACCCCACGGCGGCTTTGGCTGCCCTGGGAAATACGTTCTACACCCACGTCGGATGCGGGTACACCGACGCCACATCGCTGGCGGCCTACAAGGCGGCCGGGGACGCCCGCTTCCTTCCCGGCGTCAAGAAGCCGATTGAGGTTTACGTGCCCTCGGCATCGGACTACTCGACGTTCAATGGCGTCGTGGCCGCGCTGAACACGCCTTGGATCACATTCCTGAACGTCGAGGGGCTGTACAGCAGCTTCCCCGAGCTCATGGGGACAGCTGTCGGGGCCTTCGCGGCTGCTGGCCAGTCGACCCCTGAACGGCCGCTGAAAAACATTCCGTTGAGCGGGATCCGCGGGAACCCCGCCAAGAGCTGGACCTATGCCCAGGCTGACGCCACGGTCAAGGCCGGCGGCTCGGTGTTCCGCACGGCTGCCGATGGCTCGGTGAGCTTCAGCGACGTGGTGACGACCTACAAGACCACTCCCCTGGGGGCTGCTGATGACACATGGCGCCAGACTCAGTCGGTGCATCTTGACCAGGCGAAGACCTACTTCCTGGACAACCTGTTTTCGGGATCGGCGTTCTCTCGCGCGACGGTGATTGATGACCTGACGGTGACAGATGCCGACTACGCGCTGAGCCCCCGCCGGCTGAAGCAGTTCCTGGTCGGGGCCATCGATGTCTGGGTCAAGAGCGGTTGGACGAAGAACCGCGACCAGGTGGTCGCATCGATCGTGACCGAAATCGATATCAACAATGCGGCCCGGCTGAACGCTTCGTTCCAAGACTCGAGCGTGAGCGGGCTTTCGATCATTGCCGTCCAGCACAACTGGGCGTTCTGAGGCTGAGGTAAGGAGACCAACATGGCAACAGTGAAAGGCGGCGACATCCGCCAATTTACCGCGGGTGGCCGCGAAATGGACCCGAAGGCCGACGCTGACTTTGAGATCGACCTTCCCGGATTTGACAACGAATTGACGCTGGGCGGAAACGGCCGTGCCCACGCGACGCAGAAGCGGACCCCGGCCAGCCTGAGCGGGGAGTTCATGCATGACCCGGCCAAGAAAGACCTTGAGTACATCCAGGGTCTGGCCAATGCGGGCAACCCGGTGTCGGTGACCATCACACTGGTCAACGGCTACACCTACGGCGGCACGCTGCTGCCCGTTGGCGCCATCAAGCTCGGTACGAAGGACGGATCGTTCAAGACCGAGTGGAAGGGCGAAAAGCTGGAGCAGATCTGATGGGTGTCGCGATTGCTCCCGAAGTGGCGGAGAAAGAGTTGCAGGGCATCATCGACTTTTGGGAAGTGAACCCTGAAGGAACTGGTTGGGCGGCGAGTCGGGCCCGACTGCTGCACGTGATCGGCAACGGTCGCTTGGTGCTGGACAAGGAAACCGAGGTTGTACGCCTGACGCTTGTGAAGCCGATCGCGCTCGAGAACGGAAAGACCTTGGGTGAGCTCGAGCTGCGCGAGCCGACATCGGACGACATGCGGGTGATGGATAAGTACAGCGAAAAAGAGAAGGTGGCGAGCACTCTCCATTTGGCCTCGAAGATGACCGGCCAGCCGCTGGGCGTGATCAATCGCCTGGCGAGCCGGGACGTGTCGGGCCTGGGGGCTGTGGCGGCGCTTTTTTTCTGACGAGTCCGGCCCCGCTCGAAGAAATGCTTTGGAGCGTGGCCGGGCGCTTTGGCCGGCAGGGTATTTGGGAGATGCCGGTCAGTGAACTGAAGTTTTGGTACCGGGGGCACGTGGCGATGAGCAAGCAAGAGATGGGGGGAGACTGATGGCGAACACATTCACGGTGAGCACGATCTTTTCGGCCGTCGACCAAATGACGGCTCCGGTGCGACGTATGCAAGAGACTGTTGGCGGCCTTCAAAGGGCCGCTTCTGGCATTATGGGAGCGATCGGTGTTGGCCTTGGAGTACGGGCGATCATGGACTTCGGCCAAGAGGTCAAGAAGGTCGCGATGGAACAGATTGCGGTCAAGACGGGCTACGAATCGATCTTTGGTGGCGCCGGTACCAAGCAGCTGGAGTTCGCCAGCGACCTTGCCAAGAGGCTTGGGTTGAACTACCAGGCGGTGGCCTCGAGCTACCTATCGATCGCCGCGGCTGCGCGCGGGAGTGCGATCGGCGATGCCCAAGTGAAGGCGTTGTTCCTGGGGGTGAGCCAGGGCGCGACCGCTTTGCACTTGACCGCCGACCAGACGCAAGGCGCGATGACGGCCCTGCAGCAGATGATCAGCAAGGGTAAGGTGCAGGCAGAAGAGCTGCGCGGTCAGTTGGGCGAACGCCTGCCTGGTGCGTTCCGTATTGCAGCAACAGCCATGGGCATGAGTCAGCAGGCCCTGGACAAGTATATGAGTGCGGGTAAGCTGACGGCGGAAGAGTTCATTCCGAAGTTTGCTGCGCAGATGACCAAGGAATTTGGGTCGGCGTCGGAAAAGGCCAGTCAGTCATTCGTGGCGATGCAGACCAACTTTGACAGTGCCGTCTATAAGATGCAGG